TATCACTACAAAAGGTTGGTTTGAATATCCTTCTGCATATTCAGAAGCTTGATTCCAATTGCACACATCTGCTGGCGCTACACCTTCATATTTGAGCCAATCCGGAACATTGTAATCTGAATTGTCAAACTTTTTCTTCAACTCAGTTTTAACTGAACTGAATATCAAATTCTGAAGTGCTGTTTTGGCATTACCAGTTTTCCCAACGAAATGTATCCAAGCAGGGGATACTCTGGGTTTGTTTAATGCTTCGCTTACATTGGCTAATTCAGTCAAAGTAATAAGATGCAAACAACAATCCTTAAATAGATTGTATTCTCTTATCTCAAGCCCTGGTAATTTAGACACCTTGGTCAACAACTCAAAAGCTCTTTCTGATGTTGCAATCACTTCTTGAGCCAGTTGAGCATCAACCTTGACCTCATGATCAAAGCCATGTGTTGATCTCCACACATTGACTTTAGCAACTATCCTAGAAATTTCTTCGAATATTTCTGGTTCTTTAAAATAAGGACTACCGGAAACAGCAAACATTGTTGCATTCACTATGTCCCTAATATTATTAGTTACCCAATCTACAATTGTTGATCCTGGTCTCGTTTTGACAAAGAAGTCTGATATGTGACGAGACATTCCTGTGGCGCCACCTATACAGGTGATGAAGAAACAAAAAATAGCACTTGCTAAATCTCCACCACCTTGACTAACCACCTTGTCTGGAGTTAACTCTGTACTAAATTGAGATAGAACTTTATCCAAGTTTTCCTTTACATAAGGGTCATCGTCACAATTTAACTCTAACCCTAACAAAAAATTACACGCTGACGATATAAGTTCTCCGAATGCTGTAAAGCAGTACTTTATACTGGATAAAGCTTGCGTCATAGCTCGACATATATCTCCAATATAATAAGTAAAAACACTCAGGCAAATTATAGAAACAACCATCAGTACCAAATTAATTACTGAAGGTTGGAAAAGCATTGCCATGGAGCACTTAAATGTTTCCAACAACTCTTTGAAAGATTTCGTTAATTCCCTCAAAAGAGTCTTGTAACACAGGTTTTTCATAAAAGACATCACGCTATCAACTACACTTTTACACCAATTCATCACTTCGCGCATCACTTTAGTGATTATATGGTCTTCATCGCCTTGATTTTGTGAAATAACCTTTCCATGCTTAGATCGAATTGTCATATTTTCAGCTTGCTTAATTACTTTTAAAAATTTCACAAACTTGGGACGGCCTTCGAAATTGGGATGATTATGTAAATACTTAACCAACAACTTCGAAAAAGTAGCAGACATTCTGATCAAATTCTTGTCTGGAGGACTATCTATCCTGGGAATATCTCCATAGGGTTTATCAAAAAACCCTCTGGAAATATATCCCCATGCCAAAACAGCCCTACGCCTTGAATTGGAATTCGAGTTTGAAACTCGTATCCATCTGTGAGCATGTACAATGGTGTCTACAAAGTGCAAGACACCATCTTTCAAATTTTTAGTAACCAAACCATAATTGTTATCTTTATGATTTGGTTTATTGGAAAAACCATAGAAATCAACCATGAGGTTAATGACTTTGGCTTCAGCCAGAGTATCTGCATTAGGCCCTGGCATTTTATTCAAAGATTGCGGTAAAGAATTAAATCCTTTATGACAACCATAATAAGTCAAATCAAATGCATCCATTGCATAAGATTTAACTTGCGATTCTTTT